GTCATCTTCATCAAACTTCCTCTGTGATGAAAATGTAGTAGGAATATCATCTTCATCGTCTATAGACTGTTTAGATTTTTTCTTATCCATTTTAGCTTTAATCATCTGGTCAAGTTGTTCTTCTATATTATCTTCAACAGTCGTATCCTCTATAGTGGATTTTTTATTAGTAGTATTATCTAAAACTGATTGAAATTCTGTTTGAAGAACATCATACGATTTAAAGTGTTTATCATCTAAAAATTCAGCGAGAGAATGAAGAGAATCAAAAACTTGTTTCATTTGAGTTTCATCTCCTCCACATATAGGAGATGTCTTGATGTCAAATAAAGAAGTGTCAAAATTAGAATATCCTGCAATTTTTTTAACTTTTAATTTGAAGTTTGCACCGTCAAACATATTAAAAACATCAATAGGAGTATCATCAACATCTGTAGGACACATAGCATCTAAAAGTTTTGAATGAATCTTTGTACCATACTTAAATAAAAATACTTTCCCGTTATTAGAAGGAACAGCAGGATCATCTACAACTAAAATATTTGAAAAATATGATATTTGGCGTTTCCGTGCTCTTGCAAGATCTTGATTACCCTCATTCCACGCCTGCTTATTAGCTTCACAAACAGGGCAGGCTCCTCCTTTAGTTGTTGGGCATTTATTGATAAACCATTTACCTCTTTCATTTTGAAATCCGTGTGAAAATACTTGAACAAATGGTTCGTCAGTGTCAGGAGAAGGAAGAAATCTAATAGTAGCTTTTGCATTCCCTGCTACGTCTAATTGAGCCTTCCAAAACGAATCATTTTCGTATGTTTTCTTTTCTTTTGATTGTTTTAGTTTGTCATAGAGATTTTTAGAAGTGACTGCAGAGTTTTTCTTTAATTGATCAAATGTTTTTTGTATCATTTTATTTCCTTATATTAATATTGGTTGCTTATTCAATGTATATCATATTATCAAATATTATTTATTCGAGAATTATATATGACAAATCTTTCTTATAAGAAGAAAGATTCATATATTTAACAATGAATGGATAATATTTTAGGAGTTGATTTTTATAATCAATCCACATTATATCTGATGTTATATCTAGCTGTCTGAATAGAGCTCCATTGGAACAATAATCATATATAACTAGAAATTCAGGAGATATGTCTTTGTTTATTATACTATACAAATCAAAACAAATCAACTTGTTTGTTTGTTGTTTGAAATTGTAATGAATAGCATCTCTATATGATATAAATTGATCATATAATTCATCTGTCATATTGCGAATGTAAGGGATACTATTAAAAATATTTACAGCAAAGAATAGAGCTGCATCATCATCTGTTTGAAATTTCTTTGCATATTTTTCAAACATATATTTATCATTTCGTTTTATAAATGCATCTTCAGTTACTTTAGTTTTACCTTTGTACTTAAAGTAGTCATATGATCCTTTATTTGAGAAATGAAGAGATATAGCAACATATATTTCATATAATCTTAATTGGTTCATTTCTTCAACAATGATAACTCTGATGCTTCATGTTTCAGTATAGTTTTAATGTCTTTAGAGAGAAGTTTAGCAGCTTGATTGGGTTCTATATTCTTCGCTGTCATTACTTCTACAACAGCATCGAAATATGAAATATCCTTCTCCCACACACAATCTTCAACAGACTGTGAAAACGACTTCTCGTTCTCTTTAATAACTATACGTTCTATGATATTACTAATTTCCACTTTTACTATACACTTTCACTAAAGGTTTAATGTTTGTTGTCATAAATGCAGGCACATGACCTTTAAATACTTTGTAATATTGTTTATATACACTATTTTGTTTCATTATATTCCTCATGGGTTGTTTTGAGTATTAATAGAAAACTTTTTAGAAGATGTTTGTTGAATAGAAGATACGTTAGCAGAAACCTGTGCCTGTTTGTATGTAGATTGTGTAGTGAGATCATAAAATCTCATTTTAGATCTATCAACTCCAAGCACAAATTTAGAAGTATTAAACACATCATCATATCTATTTTTTAATTGAATACACAGTATCTGGTTTAATTTGACAAGTTCTTCTGTTGCAACTAACCCTAAAAAGAAATCAAATGTATAAGTAGATCCCATTGATTCACTAGTACTTGTTAAGTCGAGATCTGTTGAATTTATAGCTCCTCTATTTGCTTGAGTTGCAGTCCATACAACCGTGTTAGTCTTTTGCGCTAAAGCTCTTAACTCTTCAGTTATGCTTTTAACATATGAATAGCTTGTCTCAGACCTTTTGAGTCTAGATGATGCGCATATGTTCAAGTAATCTATAAAAATAATATCAGGAACAAATTTCTCTTTCAGCTGGAACTCTTTAAGTAAATTTAAAAAATGTCCAGCATGAGCAGATCCATTAGGATATTCTACAATTTTCAATGTTCCATATTGTTTAGATCCTACTTTATTTTGAAATGTTGTTAGATATTGATGTTCTTTAAGATTTGATAGATCTTTGAGTCCTACATCTAGAATGTTTGCATCAATTCTTCTAGCAATCTTACTTTCAGACATCTCCATTGTAACATATAGGATATTATACCCTTGCTTAATATAATCTGCTGCCAAGTGGCACATTAACATTGTCTTACCTCCTCCAGTTCCTCCTAACAGAGCATTTATAGTTTTTCGCTCTACTCCTCCATCAGTGATATTATTCAGAGACTTAAGTAAGAATGGTATTTTTTCAGGTTTGTTTATATATGATAGAAATCGGCTATGAGCATCTCTTTGATAGTCGTGACCTATATTAGGTTTAAATGATACAGATAGAGCGTCTTCCAACAATTTAGGAATTGATGTTTTAGATATGTGTTTATCATCACCGTTAGATATACTGATTGCTTCTGTTAGCGCAATATATAGACTTCTATCTTGGCAAAAGGTTTCTGTTTCATCTATTAACCAGTTAACATCAACATCTTCACTATACTGTTTTATATCATCAACTACATTATGGACATTCTTATGAACATTCTCTGTAAGTGTTTGTTTATCAATATCAATTTCTAATGATACTATTGAAGGAAGACTGTCATACTTATCTAGATAATCTTTAATTCTATTAAAAATTATTTTATAAGATTCTTCTAAAAAATATTCATCTTTAATGAACGGAAGAACTTTCCTAGTATATTCATCATTTTTTTGAAGATTTGATAGTATGATAGTTTCAAACGGTAATGTCATTATATATTATACACTATATGTTAAGATGGTTCAATGCTTTGTTCAATACAAAACACAACAATTTCTCTAATAACACACCCAAGCTGTTCATTGGTGTTGAGTATTGTATCATCAGAAATCTCGTTAGGAGTTCTTAGGACTGAGTAGTTTATAGTTAAGTTAAATTCTTCATCTTTAGAAGAATCAATAACATCAAATCCTACAATCCAATTCCTAAAAGGAGAGTCATTTAAACATATAACTACACCATATTGTGTGTCAATGTTTAATTCTTGTTGTTGTTCTTTTCTAACATAGTAATAATTATTCATCATCAATAACTCCAAAGACATCCGTTGATGAATCAGATGAAGGAGTTTCGTTTTTGTTATATTTTTTAACTAGACGATATTTGTTTTCTATGAACATCTTAAATTCAGGATCTTGTAAACACACATCCAATAGAGCTCCTGTGCTCTTCTCTCTAACCTTATCAACAGATCCTTTCAATTGATACCATCCATTTGAAGGCTTCACGATATGTCCTGATTCCAAAGCAATATCTAACAGACCCGAATAATAATCAATTCCATTGTCAAATGTTACTCTTAGAGGAATCTTTGCTTTTTCTTCTACAAATCGAGATTTTTCAATATTAATTGTAAATGTAAACCCTTCTAACTCAGTGCCACTTTTTTCTTGAGCTTTAGTAATTAACCAAACAGTATTTGCAGAGTATAAAGGACCTGTTCCTCCTCCCATAATAGCTTTAGGATACAGACCAATCTCCATATACACATGGTTTATACATACCATAGGAATATTTTTTAAAGTAAGATGAGGAGTAATCATTCTAAAAACAGACTTAACTGCTTTAGCTCTACTCATATCAGCTACAGATTTTTCTTCAACAGCATCTTCAATCTCTTTCTTGGATGCCATATTACCTATAGAGTCGACAAAGAATATTACATGATCTTTATCATTAATTTCTTTAAGCTTAGCGACTATATCAAACTTAAATTGCTCAACATCTGTAACAGGGATATGAACAACTCTTGATGTGTCTACTCCCTGTAGTTGTAAATATTCGTTGGATGTTCCAAATTCAGAGTCATAAAAAATACACACAGCGTCTTTATATTTGTTAAGATATGCTGTTACCAATCTTAAACTCATTAATGTCTTATATGTTTTAGAAGGCCCTGCTATGAATGTAATTCCTGGTGTTAATCCTCCATCTACTGATCCAGATAACGCAATGTTTAGTGAAGGAATGTCAGTTTGAACCATATCCTTTTCATTAAAAAATTTAGATTCAGATAAGATGCTTGATTGTTTAATTGATCCTGTTTTACGGAGCTTCTCCATCAGTTCATTCATTATGTATCCTTGTGTTAATAATATTATAAATGATTTTTAATATTTTTTCAAGTAAAAGTTAAACCATCAGTGTTGATATTCCATCCGATGATATCTGTTATAGATTTCAAAGGCTCAATAAACGATTTATCAAACTGTGTTCTATAATCTATATACCTAACAATATCAAACTCTTGAGGAATGTCGTCAATAAACGATATAACATTAGATCGTATATGATTAGGTTCTCTTATATATATGTACTTAGTTTTAGATCCATTTGTAATCAATGGTCTATATGATAGGTTATGCTGCTTGATTAGTTTATTATAACAAGCTGCTCCTCTAACGTGCAAAGGTGTACCTTTGATATGAACATCATCTTCATTTGTGAATTTGTCAATATTAGATACTCCTCGTGGGAATGAAATATCTTCAAATGGTGATAGTTTAAAATCTTTTCTACATTGTCTTATAAAATCTTTTAAATCTTTGTTAGTTCCTTCTAAAATAATTCGAAGCGCCTTTTTTAACTCTCTTTTACAGAATCTAGGAGTAGAACTTCGGACAATTTCTATACCCATAATCTTTAACTCAGGAGTGTTATATCTAACACCTTCGTTATCTATAACATTCATGAAATATCTCTTCTTTGATTTGAAGATAGCTTTATCTGCAATAGATTCTCTTTTGAATGATATATTGTTTTGTCTATGGTTCAATTTTAACCTAAATTGTTCAAGAGCATTATCTATCTCGTGTTCAATTTTTTCGTTAACGAATTTATCTATAAAATTCGTAATCTTATTAATATCAGATTGATCTGATGGAAACATCTTATCAACTAAGGTGTCTAATCTTATATACAAAGAATCTGTATCAATATAACATACATAATCAACATCATTTGTTTTTAGAATTCTATTAAGATATTTGTTAACAGCAGATGCAGCGGTTT